CGGCCGGAACAGCAACATGGCGGCACATGGTTTGCGCCCGTGATCATGCGGCTGAAGGATTTCGGCGATTACGAGGACGCGCAGCTAGTCCGCCAGAAGATCGCGGCGTGCTTTTCGGTGTTTCGGGTTGGCGACCCCGACGGCGACCCGCCTCCCACTGTGGACAGCGACGGAAACCCGATCGACCAGCCGAGCTTCCTCGAGGAAGTCGAACCGGGGATTATCGAAAACCTGCCGCCCGGGGTCGACATCAAGTTCGCGTCGCCACCCGGTGTCGACGGATATGACGTCTATTCGAAGGTATCGCAGGGCGCCGTGGCAGCTGGGCTGTCGATCCCGTACGAGTTGCTGACCGGTGACCTGTCGAACGTGAGCTTCATTTCGGGGCGGTTGGGGCGGCTGTTCATCCCGCAATTCTGCGAACCGGCAGGACGGTGGTTTCTGGAGGCTGCGGAAGCGGTCGGGTACGACATCGCCGGCGCCACGTTCAAATGGACGCCTCCCCGAATGGAAATGATGAGCCCGGAAACCGAGGTTCCCGCGGTGCGCGACGCCATTCGATCCGGCCAGCAGACGATCTCCGGGGCGGCGCGTGAGCGCGGCGAGGATCCTGACGTGTTCCTCGCCGACTGGGCGGCCGATGCCAAGAAACTCGATGATTTGGGGCTGATCTTCGACAGCGATCCGCGTCGCGTCACGTCAGTCGGGAATGCGGTGCAGATCACGCCCGCGCAGATGGAACGGAAAGGCAAGCCATGACTGAAATCCTGATTTACGGGATCGTCGGCGACAGCTGGGACGGTCTCGATGCGGCGACGCTCGTCCCCCTCATTTCCGAGGGCAGCGACGATCTCGATATCCGCATCAATTCTCCAGGCGGCTACGTCATGGAGGGTCTCGCGATCTACAACGCGATCATCCGTGCGGCAGCGACCGGCCGCACGGTGACGACGCATATCGATGGTCTCGCGGCATCGATGGGCTCCGTCATCGCAATGGCCGGGTCGGAAATCATCATGGCGGACAACGCTCTGATGATGATCCACAATCCGTGGGATTGCGCCTGCGGCGACGCCGCGGAACTGCGCCGTGCGGCCGATCAGCTCGACCGCATCCGCGACCAGATCGTCGGCATCTACAGCAAGCGCACCGGGCTGGGCGCCGATGAGCTCATTGCGATGCTCGACGCCGAGACCTGGCTCACCCCCCAGGATGCGCTCGACAAGAAGTTCGTCACGTCGCTGTCGGAGGGCCTGTCGGTCGCCGCCTGCAACGTATCCGCATTTGGGTTCCGCAAGGCACCCGAAACACCGCTCATCACCGCAATGGCGATGGCGCGGCCCACCCGGACGGCGCCCGCCGATCCACAGCGTCCAAAGGAAAACATCATGGACCTCTATAAGACCCGCGCGGCGCTGGTTGCCGCGATCGCCAAGTTCCAGAAGGACGGCGGCACGCAGGACGAGATCGACAAGATCGCCAAGTCCGCCGTGGCGCTTGACGCACAAGACGTTTTGCCGGCTACCGGGGCGCTCGCCTTGGCTCCAGCGCGCGGCGAACCGTCGGTCCCGGCGCTCACCCCGGCCGACCTGACCAGCGCGGTCGCCGTGGAGCGCACCCGCGTTTCCAGCATTCGTGCCCTTGGCAAAAAGCATGGCCTGGACGACGATTTCGTCAACACGCTGGTGGACACCGAAACCTCCGTCGAGGCGGCGCGCGCTCAGATCCTCGACAAGCTCGCGGAACGCTCGGATGCTGCCAATATTGGCGGCAACGGACCGATCGCGGTGACGAAGGACAGCCGCGACAAATGGCTGGAAGGTGCCAGCAACTGGATCATTGCCCGCTCCGGCGTCGCAGCGATCGTCGAGAAGCACGCCAAGTCCAAGGGCGAAGCGCTCCGGATCGATCCGGGCGAATTCCGCGGCGTCAGCATGGTCGACCTGGCGCGGGAGTCTCTCCAGCGGTCCGGCATGGCCGTGCGCTCGCGCGATCCGAACATCATCATGGGCGACGCGTTCACCTCGCGGAACGAAATCAGCCAGACGACCGGCGATTTCAGCGTGCTGCTCGAAAACACGCTGCACAAGATCATCCAGGCGGCTTATGCCGTCACGCCCGACACCTGGACCAAGTTCTGCGGCGTCGGTTCGGTGACCGACTTCCGCGATCACAACCGATACCTGCTCGGCAGCTTCGGCGTGCTCGACACCGTCAACGAGAGTGACGAGTTCAAGAACAAACCGATTCCCGATGGCGCCAAGGAGAAGATCCGCGCGACCACCAAGGGCAACATCATCAACCTGTCGCGACAGGCGATGATCAACGACGACATGGGCGCGTTTTCGACCCTCGCCGTCGCCTTGGGTCGCGGCGCCAAGCTGACCGTCGAGGTCGATGTCTACGCGCTGATCAACTCGAACCCGACGATGAACGACGGGATCGCCTTGTTCCACGCCAGCCACGGCAACCTGATCGCATCGGGCACGCCCCCGACGGTCGCCGCGGTCGACGCGATGCGTGTGCAGATGGCGCAGCAGAAGGACGTCAGCGGCAACGATTTTCTCGAAATCCGCCCCGACGTCGCGGTGCTCCCGATCGGCCTGGGCGGCGCGCTTCGCGTCGTCAACGGAAGCCAGTACGATCCGGACACGGCCAACAAGCTGCAGCGGATGAACATCGCCTTCGGCATCTTCAAGGAAATCGTCGACACGCCGCGCCTGACCGGTACGCCGTGGTATGCCTTCGCCGACAAGGATATCGCGCCGGCGATCGAGGTGGCGTTCCTGAATGGTGTTCAGGAGCCGTTTCTCGACAGCCGACTGGGCTGGACGGTCGACGGCACCGAATGGAAGGTCCGCTTGGATTACGGCGTCGGGGCCGTCAACTTCCGCTCCGCGATCAAGAACCCCGGCCAGTAATCGGCACCATCATCGTGAACCTCGACAGGGGCGGCCAGTGGCCGCCCTTGCCGTTTGAGGAGACCCGGAAATGTCGAAATTCATCCAGTTGCTTCGCTCCGCCTACGTCAACGGCGTGATGCGCCATCCGCAGGAAGGCGTGCTTCACCTCGAGGACGATGAAGCCAAGCGATTGCTCGATCACGAGGCCGCGCAGGACGTGACGAGCGATTTCAGTGCGGAACAGAAGAAGAGCGCGCCGATCGAGGCGATCAGCGCGCACCAGACCGACGTCGATGCAGCGCTCAAGATGGCGCCGCATGAGACGCAGGCCGCCCAGATGCCCGAGCCGATCCCGGCCCCGGCGAAAACCAAGGAGCCGAGCAAGTGAGAACCTTCATTCAAGAGGGCGACAGCCTGTCGCTCACCGCGCCATATGACGTCGCCTCGGGCGGCGGCATGATGGTCGGATCGCTGTTCGCCATCGCCAAGGCGGGCGCGCTCAGCGGTTCGACGGTAGTCGTGATGACCGAAGGCGTGTTCGATATCACCAAGGCGACCGGTGCGGCTTGGACGCAGGGCGCCAAGGTCTATTGGGACAACACCGCCAAGAACGTCACCACGACGGCGGCCAGCAACACGCTGATCGGCGTCGCTGCCCAGGCGCAGGCCTCCGGCGACGCCATTGGCCGCGTGTTCGTCACCGGCCAGGTGTCCTGATCCCCATGAACCGGGCGGCGTGTCCTGCACGCCGCCCCTCTTTCTCTCGGAGACGCACGATGGCGCTCAAATCCATCCATCTGCACCGCGCGGCGGTCGACAATGCTGGCAATCGCATCGAGGCCGGCAACGATCTCAAGGTCGGCGACAAGCCGGGCGAGATCGCGGCTGATCGCGCGCAGGAATTGCTCGATACGCTCGGCGCGATCACTGGCACCGAAGCGGCCAAAGCCGAGCCGGAACCCAAGGTCGATTGAAATGTCGGACTGGGATGACGCCAGTGCGGACATCGACGCCGCTTTTGGCGTTGCGGTGATCTACACTGGCGCCGGCCTGGCTGGCGTCGAGATCGCGGCCATTCGCGGCGACTATGCCGCGCCCAATTTTGAGGGGGCTGGCAAGACGGAGCGTGCGGTGACCTTCGAGGTCGCCCAGGCCGACCTTCCGCAGCGCCCGACCAACAGCAACACCTTCACCAGCGGCGGCGTTAAATTCCGCGTCCAGGACGTCACCAAGCGTGACGATATCGGCAAATGGGAACTCGGCGCGGTCGAGATCGGACCGGCATGACGGACCCTATCGTCGCCCAGATCACAGCTTACGCCGCGGAGCAGCTGCGCGGCGTCCCGCTAATCACCGACCCTGCCGCGGTCGAGGTCGAGCCGGCAAGCGATCCCAGCTTCTTCCCCGGCTATGGCATCATGGTCACTGGCGCGCGTCCGCTCGAACGCGAGGCCGGGCTGACCCGCTGGGAACTGTATTTGACGGTCGACGGGTTCGTGGAACTCGGCGACGGCTCTGAAGGCTCCGCCAATCGAGCCGCGCTGCATGCCGGGGCCGTCGCGGCCCTCATGGCCGATGATCGCTTCGGCGGTCTGATCGAAGAAATCGACGCGCAAGAGTTCCGCTACTCGACCGCGACCCTGTCCAGCGTGCGCCGGCTCGGCTTCGCGCAGGACTTCGCAATTCAGTTCGCCGCGCTGCGGACTGACCTGGCCGTCCAGGCCTAACCCCAAGGAGAATATCAATGACCGATCCCGTCATTCGCCCGGGGAACGGGCTGCTGCTGATTGCCCTGCAATCGGCAGAAGGCACGGCCGCGACGCCGTCGGCCGCGACCGACGTCATCCCGTGCGAAACCGACAGCGTCTCGTATAACGGCCCGTACAAGACCCAGGCGGCCGATGAGGCGAACGGGTCGTTCGTCGCCAGCTCACCGCTGGTGATGGGCCAGCCTTCGACCTTCTCGTTTCGCAGCCGCATCAAGGGCGCTAACGCGCTCTACACCTCGACGGTCAAGCCGCCCCTGCACGCGCCGCTCTCGGCGGCCGGCTGGCTCGGCCAGTTCACGGCGGCCGTTTCCGCTGCGGCGCTCGCGGCCGGCACGGTATCGAGCGCCACGCTGGGCGCCGGTGCTGCGGCGACCGCCCAGGCCTATCGCGGCATGCCGCTCGCTCTGTCCGGTGCGCCTGCTGCAAACCGGCTGTCGCTGATCACCGACTATACAGCGGCTAAAGTGGCAACGCTGGCGGACCTGTATGGCTCGGCGCTCAGTGCGTCGAACACGGGCGCGATCCCGGCCAACTGGACGTATGCCCCAACCTCGCCGGTCGACGCGGCGACACGCGCGACGATGCACCCGGCCGCCACGATCTATTGGTACGAGGACGGCATCCTCTATCAGTGGATGGACTGCCGGGGGAGTGTCGACTTCGAAGGCAATAGCGGCGAGCCCGGCTATGCCGTGTTCAACTTC